CCAGAGATTAGAGAGGCAACCAATGACCAGGAAATGCTCATCCGCTTCAAAAACGGCTCGACATGGCAAGTCGTCGGGTCGGACAATTACCAAGGCGTCATCGGTTCAGGTGCCTTTGGGATTGTTTATTCCGAGTACATGCTTAGTGACCCTAATGCCTGGCTCTACCTATCGCCTATCTTGGAGGAAAATGGAGGATGGGCAATCTTTAACGGCACCCCCAGAGGACGAAACCACTTTCACAATCTATACCAGCTAAGCCTTGGTGAGCCTGGCTGGTATGGCGAGCTGCTTACCGTCAGAGACACTAAGGCCCTCACCGAGGCGCAGATAGAGACCATCCGCCGCCAGATCGCAGCCGAGCGTGGCGATGATGAGGCCCAGAACATCATCAACCAGGAGTATTATTGCTCTTGGGATGCGGCAATCCCTGGAAGCTATTACGGTAAGCTGATCGCTGACTTAGAGGCTAATGAGTGCATAGGGAACGTTGCGTATGATCCAAGGTATCCGGTCATTACTGCTTGGGATATTGGAGTGGGGGATTCTACGGCTATCTGGTTCGCACAGCAGACAAGAACTGAACTTCGCATCATTGACTACTATGAAGCCTCCGGAGTCGGAGCAGATCACTACGCGAGAGTTTGCCGAGAAAAGCCCTATCACTACGATTACCACATCTTGCCCCATGATGCTGATGACCGTGAATGGGGAAACAATGCGATGTCCCGCGTTGATGTCCTCAAGGGCCTTGGAATACGCCCACGAGTCATGCGTCGTGCATCAGTCGATGATGGAATTAATGCTGTTCGGATCATCCTGCATGGGGCCAGATTTGACCGCGTCAAATGCGAGCGAGGGCTGTCTGCCCTGCGTCAGTATCAGAAGCGATGGGACGATAAGCTTAAAATCTTTAGCTCCGCTCCCCTACATGACTGGACATCCCATGCCGCTGATGCCTTCCGCTATCTAGCGCAAGGTCTCAAAGAACATAGGGAGGCAGGCAGCGTTGGCAGACCAGAGTATTCGCTTACGTAGTCACGGTCGAGATAGCGTGGAATTGCTTGGCAAGGCAATCGCATATCTGGAAAAGCATCTTGGCTGAGATTCCCTCACTTAAGGCTGATCCAAAGAATCGCGAGGAACTGAAAACCTGGCTTGAGGATCGCGAGCGCCACTATCCTGGCGAGCCACTCTCAGCCCGCGAATGGCTGATGGTTCAAAGGCTTCAATCTCGCAGACCGCCGTATTCTTTGACTTGAAGGTGCCCTTAGGTTGGTGCAGGGTACGGCAATGTCCTTCCTGACAGGCTTTCATAACGCTTATAGCAAGATCGATCCGGTCGAGCGAAATGTTGATCCTTTATGGAGCGTGATCAAGCCTAAGACCCCGCCTCCACCTCCTGGCGTTCCGAACCCCAACGATGCTGTCAATGCCGCGCAGTCGCAGACCGATGCCATGCGAATGCGCCGGGGGATGCTATCGAACATCTACGCAGGCTCATCCAATCAGGCGCCGGTAGTCGGTAAATCGGCGCTGGGCACGTGAACATCCTGGAGCCTGAAGCGCTCGTAAAAGCCGAATCGCTCTACAAGTTCGCCCAATCCCAGGGCTCACCGTTGGATGCTTTCGTGCTCACTCTGGCTCATCAGGAAGCCATGGAGTTGCTGACCTTCTACGAAGCGCAATGGGGAGGCAACGAGGTATTCATGGCCGATCTTACCGAAGCTCGGCGCACCGATGATCCCTGGCCGATCCTCTCCAACTTTCAGCTATTCGGCTTCTCTATGGCTCCAAGGTCGATACTCGAATGGGCATTGTCTAATGGCTACAAACCAGGCTTGTCCATCGATCGTATTGATCCTGACGGCAATTATGAGCCGTCTAATTGTCGGTGGGTGACAGTTTCGCAGAACACCATCTACTCTCTTGAGCGTCGCTGGAAAAAATCATGAGCGACGATGCAAATAGTATTGTCAATGATTACCAGTACTTATGGTCTGCGCAAGGAAATTTCAGGGCACTCTGGAACCAAGCAAGTCAGTTCGTTTTACCGGCAAACGACAACTTCATCGGTTGGTTCGCCGAAGGCGTGAATCGCAATAACCGCATCTTTGACTCGACTGGCGTCATTGCTAATGAGCGCTTTGCTGCGGCCATGGAGGCTATCCTTACTCCACGCTCGCAGATCTGGCACAAGCTCAAGGCCGATGATGAGGAATTGGAAGATGTGCCGGCAGTGCAGAATTACCTAGATCAGGTGAATAAGATACTCTTTGCAGCCCGCTATCATCCGGAGGCGAACTTTGCTTCCCAGACAGACGAGTGTTACATGTCGCTGGGGGCTTTTGGGAACAACCTACTGTTCATCGATGAGGCGACTGGGCATTCCCTGCGGTATCGCGCTGTGCCGCTCTCAGAGCTTGTGTGGAGCTTAAATCACCAGGGCATGGTTGATACGATGTATCGCAAGTTTCAGTACACGGCCAAACAAGCTTGCGAGCATTGGGGACGTGATCGGGTTCCGCAGTCCATTCAGCGAGTCTTGGCCACGAATCAGTATCGTGAGTTCGACTTCCTGCACGTGATCAAACCGTCTAAGGAGTGGAAGCCTTATGCGTACGGGGATAAGGGCAAGAAATTCGAATCATGGTATATCCACCTTGCGGACAAGTCAGTGCTCGAACGAGGCGCATACCGAACATTTCCATGTGCTGTCGGACGGTACCGTGTTGCTCCACGAGAACACTATGGGCGTGGTCCCGCCACTACTTGCCTCCCCGACGTGCGTACCGCGAACGAAATGGTCAAGACGGGATTACGAGCTGGCCAAAAAGCTGTTGATCCGCCTATCCTCATAGCCGAGGAATCGGTCCTCAACAACTTCAACCAACGCCCAGGTGCGAATAACTACGGGATGGTCACCCAGGACGGCAAGCCCCTGGCTATACCGTTTAAGACCGAGGGCAACTTCGAGCTTGCCGATAAAATGCTGGAAGGCACGCGCGCGACTATCCGCGATACCTTCTTGAATACGCTGTTTCAGATCCTGGTGCAAAACCCCAACATGACGGCAACCGAAGCACTCTTGCGTGCTCAGGAGAAAGGGGAACTGATTGCTCCTGCGATGGGACGCCAGCAGAGCGAGTTTCTTGGGCCATTGATCCATCGCGAGATAGATATTCTGACCGAAGCTGGTCAACTACCGCCGCCGCCCATGGAACTGGTGCGCTCCAAGCGAGGGATGCGGATTGAGTACACTTCGCCAATGGCTCGAGCTTTGCGGGCCGAAGAGGGCACCGCGATCATGAACACCGTGGCGGATGCTGCGCAGCTAGCCCAGATCGACCCAAGTGTGGTGAAGGTCATCGATGCTCATGATGCGCTGCGAGAGATGGCCGCTATTCGCGGCATGCCGGCCAAGCTCTTGCTCTCCGAGGATCAGGTCACGCAACTCCTGCAGCATGCGGCTGATCAGCAGGCGCAAGCCTCACAAGCGCAGCAGGGCCTCGCTGTAACGCAGGGGGCTAAGAATCTTGCCGATGCCGCTAAGTCTGCCTCTGCGGCTGGCGGTGGAGTGCCTGGTGCCACAGCACAACCGACGGCGGCGGCGGCATGAGGCTGCAGGTCTATGACAAGCTAAACGGTTCCATGGCCCTATCCTGGGATGCTGTGCTTAATGCGACTAGCTATAACGTTTATGTCAATGGTGTTCTGAATCAGAATGTAGTGGGCCTATTGGCTACTGTCGCAGGCCTTACGCAGACAAGTTATTCAAGCTCAAGTATTTCGGCTTCAACCGGGAATTCACTGCGGCCTCAAAACATGCCGCCAGTGGGGCAGGTGTCTCCCTCACCTGTTTATAGTTTCCAGGTTAATGCCGTGATAGCCGGTGTAGAAGTGGCGCAGTCCTCTGTCGTTAATGTCACGCCGGCTCCTTTTTCTATCATGCTCAAAACCCAAATGAAACGCCCCTTTCCTTATCCAAATACGGGGAGTCCAGATGGCTGAAAAGAAACCAGTGGATGAAGAAGCGCACTGGCGCATCGATGAAATTGAACGGCGCTTGACTGAAGTGCCATCGACCGAAGGTATCGCAGGGATAGCTGGTGGGGCTGTGTCGGTGATGCTCTCAGAGATCAGGCGAGAACTTGCTGAGATCAAATCGAAGCAGACCTCAGACGTAGAGCTTGACCGTCAGGTGGTGGAATCAAATCGCCTGACCCAAGAGTGCCTTCGAGAACTGATAGAACAATTGAAGAAACCCAC